TATGGAGCATCTGCTGTCACAACAAACAATCCGTCCAGTATGACAGCAGATCAAGCACACATTGATTGGACCGTTACGGTTAAAGACCTTACTGGCACAGAGGTTGAGTATGAAGTTAAACAAAACTTTGCAAAGGCTAGGGATGGTGTTGACGGCGTAAATGGCACAAGTTATCTTACTTTAACTGGTTCTGTGACTAGCGGGTTTATTAGTCGTGGAAGTCTAGGTCATTATATCCCGGTCAACGGAAATACTAGCGCTATATATGGAATTAATGTTTGGGACTATCTCTTGGACGAGGATCATGACTCTGAGCCGGTAGCAACAACTCCTCTAAATATGTCGTCGTCTTACGGCGGCGGCTATAGCGCGGAACAGGGTATTGTTGCGGCGGTGCCGTCTGGTAAATCGTGGGACATTAAAAGTATCACTGGGCATGCCCTCGTAGAATCTAGCAACAGTTCCGACGAAGTGACTATGAAAATAGGGCTTTATAGGACTCAAGCGCAAGGCAGTCCGTACACCGCTGGTACAATGGATCAGTTGGGTAGCGCTGCTGCGTTCAGCGGTCGCCCCAATGTCTATGCGATTAGCGCAAGTATACAAACTACGGTGGGTCAGGGGTATGGTCTGCTTCCCGTGCTTCATTGGGAACAGATCACTGGTTCAAGTTTCACCAATTTCGGCTTTCAACTGACTATAGAATTTGTGAGTTCGTAAGTATGGATAAAAGAAATAAAATAGCAGGCATTGAAAAAGCCATCAAAGAGAAATATGGAGAAAAGGCAATTGCCCATCCTCGCGCCAATTGGGACGATGATAAAGAGCGCGAATATCTCGAACAAATAAAAAAACTGGCAGAGAAAAAACGAAGAGTCGCAGAGAAGACGGATAAGGTGGATAATGGCGGTTTTTTCGTATCAAAGAAACTACTTAATAAAGAATCTAAAAGAAAATGCCCTGTTTGTAGCATATATTCTTTTAACGTTCAAGACGATGTTTATATGAACAAATATGAATGTTGTTTCAAATGTTATATTCAATATGTAGAAGACAGGGAAGATAGATGGAAAACAGGATGGAGACCCGATAATGGCAACAGCACTTGAAATCGCAAGAGGCATCTCGCAGGTAATGGCGAATGTTCACGACGGCGCACTAGACGAAAATGGAGACCCAATCAGCATTGGGCTTCGCAGAGAAGAGGATGTTAGCATCCACGACCGACGATTGGTTGATGGCTTCAAGGTTGCCCTATATGGCGATCATCTCTGCTTGAAATACCACGGCGAAGTTTTTCTTAAAGAAGTCCACGCCAGTGGTTTTGAAGATGACATCGCAGGAATGCTCAACACTTGCTTAAAATATCTCAAAAAAGAATATAAAAACATCACAGGAGATACGCTTTCTCTCAAGAGTGTTGATGATCCTGATATTATGGTTCAGAACACTTCCCGAGTTCGTTCATGGGTTCAAGCCAAACAGCATTTCCAGATCAATGGAATGAAGGGTGTTGACTCGGTTCAGCAGGAAAGTGAAGATCGTTTGGACGATGCCATCAAGAACTGGCTGGCTATTGGCAAGGATAAGTTCCCCAAGACCAAAAAGCCTGAGAATGTATCAGGCAAGAGAGACGAGGAACCGCGCAAATGAACCTGACCAAGGCTAGATTAAGAGAGATCATTCAGGAAGAGTTGGCAACAATTTCATTGGCAGAACAAGGCGAAGGGGGTGATAAAGCCGCACAAGAGCCGATGGAGAAGGATGCTGAGAAGTTGGCAACGAAATTGGATACTGGCGCAATCGACGCGGTATTTGACAAAATTTCGAACATTAATGAGTTCGAAGACGTTATGAGATTGCTTATCAACAAGGCTTCTCAACATCCTTCAATTAAGCCTAATAATGCGAGAAGAGTCCTATTAGCCTTGGCTAAAGAAGCCAGTGAAGCGAAATAAGAGTGATGAATGGGGTATCAATTAACCAAAAACGAGATCATTAAAGAGATCGTCAAGTCAGGTAAAGACCCAGCATATTTCATTAACAACTACGCGAAGATTTCCCACCCAATGCGTGGTTTAATACCTTTCCGAACTTATGATTTCCAAGATGAACTTCTAAAGGACTTCAACGATTATCGTTTCAACGTAATCTTGAAAGCGCGCCAACTTGGTATATCAACAGTGACGGCTGCTTATGTTGCTTGGATGATGATGTTTCACCGAGACAAGAACATCCTTGTAATTGCCACCAAATTCTCTACAGCGGGAAACTTGGTTAAAAAGGTCAAACACCTTATTAGAAACCTGCCGGACTGGATGATGGTTTCTAATATTTCTGTTGACAACCGAACATCATTTGAACTTTCCAATGGTTCACAAATCAAGGCTTCTTCAACTTCTGGTGACGCAGGTCGTTCAGAGGCATTGTCTTTGTTGGTTATTGACGAGGCAGCGCATGTTGAGGGTTTGGAAGAATTGTGGACAGGTCTGTATCCCACGCTATCCACGGGTGGTCGCTGTATTGCGCTGTCCACTCCAAATGGCGTTGGTAACTGGTTTCATCAGACTTATATTGATGCGGACATCGGGGCAAATGATTTTCACCCAACCAATCTTCCTTGGGATGTTCACCCTGATCGAGATCAGGAGTGGTTCGAGAAAGAGACCAAGAATATGTCTCGCAGGCAGATCGCACAGGAGTTGGAGTGCAACTTCAACATGTCCGGTGAGACGGTCCTTCATCCCTCCGATCTAGAAAAGATAGAAAAGAACGATATCTGCGAACCGGCATATAGGACAGGGTTTGATCGGAATCTATGGATGTGGGAAACTTACAACCCAGAACATACATATCTTCTCGTGGCTGACGTTGCCCGTGGAGACGGAAAAGACTATTCGGCGTTTCATGTCATTGATTTAAATACTTTAACACAGGTCGCAGAATACCAAGGACGCCCGAACCTTGATTCTTATTCTTCTTTACTACAGGACACAGCCAGAGAGTATGGCAATTGTATGCTTGTTGTGGAGAACAACAACATTGGATTTGCTATTCTAGAAAAGTTGATTGAGGCAAATTATCCCAATCTTTATTTCTCTGTAAAGTCAACTCACGAATATATTGAGCCACACTTGGCAGAGACACAGAGCAATTCGGTTCCCGGTTTTACAACTACAATGAAAACAAGACCATTGATTATCGCAAAACTGGAAGAATTCATTCGTAATCAACTAATTACTTTGCGTTCGTCTCGCCTTTTGAATGAAATGAAAACTTTCATTTGGAACAACGGCAAGCCGGAAGCAATGCGCAGTTATCACGACGACTTGGTAATGAGTATGGCAATCGCGTGTTGGGTCAGAGATACTGCTTTAATAACCAATCAGAGGGATATGGAATATAAAAAAGTTTTCTTAAATTCTATGACAAAATCTAATACAATATTGGATACAACCATACCCGGAATGGCAGGAAGCAAAGGCAAAGCAGCAGAAAAGCAGATAAAAGATCGACAAGAGTTCGGTTGGCTTTTTAAAGGATAATAAACAATGGCAGACCAAGATAATAATCCAAGAAATTCAGAATCTCCTCTTTTTAAAAGGTTGACCCGGCTTTTCTCTGGACCGATTGTCAATTACCGAGCGCAGACAACGCGCAATCTCCGTCGTAGGCAGTTAGATAAATATAAATTCACTTCTATGACTGGTCAGCAGTTTAAGAAGACACAATACAACCCATTCGAAAGTTTGTCAAGTGCTTATATGGCAAATCAGAATCGTGGTGATCGCTACGCCGACTTCGATCAAATGGAATACACTCCAGAGATTGCCTCAGCGTTGGATATTTATGCGGATGAGATGACCACATCTACATCGCTCCAACCACTTCTTACAATCGACTGCCCCAATGGGGAAATCAAAGATATGCTGGCGACGCTTTATCACAACATTTTAAATGTTGAGTTTAATCTTTTTGGCTGGTGTCGCACAATGTGTAAGTATGGCGACTTCTTTTTGTATTTGGACATTGACGAGTCAGAGGGTGTCAAGAACGCCATCGGTCTCCCTCCTCATGAAATTGAAAGACTTGAGGGCGAAGATAAGACCAATCCCAATTATGTACAGTTCCAGTGGAACACTGGTGGGCTGACGTTTGAGAACTGGCAGATTGCTCATCTTCGCATTTTGGGCAATGACAAATACGCTCCTTATGGAACTTCCGTGCTGGAGCCTGCCCGTCGCATCTGGAGACAATTGACCTTGTTGGAAGACGCGATGATGGCTTATCGTATTGTCCGCTCCCCAGAGCGCCGCGTGTTCTATATTGATGTTGGTAATATCGCACCAAATGATATTGAGCAATACATGCAAAAGGTTATGACCCAGATGAAACGCAGCCAGATT